CAGGATAGATTGTTTAACAGCAAATATAGAAGTGCTACAAACTCAAATATATGATGACTAAAAAAGGAGCTTATACAATAAATGATAAATACTATGATTTGGTTATTTATTATAATTATACTTATGACCCTGGAGACTGGATGCAACCTCCATCTACTGATGTTGATGTTTATAAAGTTGAATTAAATGATGAAGACATAACTGAATTTTATTTTGACCATCTCTCAGCTTTGTTTGATGATCAAGTTTTTGAATTTGCAGTTCAAGATCATTAAACGCAGTGGGTTCTTAAACGCAGTAGGTTCTTAAACGCAGTGGGGTTTCACTGCGTTTTTTTATTTATAGGTATAAAAATATTTTTCATATTTTGTGTATTATTTGTGAATAATTTATTATCTTTACATTGTTGTTAAAGTCAAGACCTATTTTAAAAGGTTGGTTGAGCGAGCAAAGGTCAAAGCAAAAAACCTAACGAGACAACAAGGGAGCTAGTCCCATAAATAGCAAAAGGGTGTAAAAAGATGGCACCTACTCATAGACAAATCAAAACATCTATAATTTAAATAAATGTTATGAAAATAAAAACATACAATTTAAGAAGCCCACGAACAGGAAACAGCGTGGCGAATCAGTTCGAGATCATACACGAACACGACAATTTTAGAACTATTTTTTTTCAGTCATATAATTCAGTTATTGCAAAACTCCATTTAAATAAAAAAGGAGATTGGGCGGTATATCTGGACTCTGAAGACTGGGACTATTCCAGAACAACACTCAAATACTTGAGAGTGTTTCTAAATTATTATATTAATTTTGATGGCTACACAAAAGACATTAGAGACAATATAAATAAAGGTCTATATAAATTAACTAATCTTAATTAATATGAGTAGTAAACAAAGATTTGAAAGGGCTTTAAGACTTGCCAAAGAGCAAGGCAAAGCCAACAGAAACAAAACAAGATCTGTTTTCAATGATATATTCAAAGCAGGTATAGAAACACAATTAAATAAAATAAAACAAAACAAATGAAAGATTTAACAAAAGAAGATTTAAAACTTATAATTTCAACATATCAAAACTGGGTTAATTGCAAGTATAAGGATGTACAATTTAACGTCACTTTATCAGAAAGCTGTATAAACAGCATTTATTTTGCAATAGCTAAAAATGATAATCCTAACTTAATTTATAGTGAAGCTTTAAAACAATTAAATAAAATAAAACAAAATGAAAAAACTAATAATTAAAACACTTGTATATTATAGCTTTTTAGCTTATACTTTTGTAGGTTTCACGGCTCTTCTGATACTGGTTGAGCTATTATCTGCATAACATAATAGAAAAGCTCTAAGCCCCTCTAAATGAGGGGTTTTTTTATGTCTTTACTTTGCCGTCTCTCTTCTCGTTTCATTTTCTCGGCTTTTAGTTTCCTATTTTACAGAAAAAATCAATAGTTAACGTAAAACAAGCAACTGAGACCATAGGTATACACCTTTAATCAAATCAACCCAAAACGATTTACTAGGTCACAAAAAAACACAGGTATCACAAGTCCACCTATGTATTTGTCTATAAGTATTTATGAAAATATTTAATCTGTCAGAGGATTAAGCGAGGATTGTTATGTCCAATCCTCGTCTACTTATACATAGACAATCATTTTTTTTTGACAATGTTGTATTTTTAGGGGGGTAACTTATAAAAAGTTATTCACACTTGGTACAACAAATAATGTATTTGATTTACTATATATGAAAAAATCATTTACAATAAAAGTACCAATGTCTCTTGACGCAATACCACTTTCTCACTACCAGAAATATGTAAAAGCAGTAGATGAAAATAAAGATAATTCAGATCAAGAATTTCTTAGCTTGAAGTTACTAAATATATTTTGCGGTATTACTATGAAACAAGCATATGAATTACCAATAGCAGAATATGAATCCATCCTTAAACATCTGTCAGAATTACTAGGTCAAAAATCAATACTACAAAGAAGATTTTATATGACAGATCCAAAAGGTAAAAAGTTAGAATTTGGTTTTATACCAAACTTAGATAAAATGACTTTAGGTGAATATATAGATGCAGAAAAATATATGTCAAGCTGGGAAGATATGCACAAAGCTATGGCTGTTTTATATAGACCTATAGTTGCGGGTAATAAAGATTTCTATCTTATAGAAAAGTATGAAGGTAGTGACAAATATTCTGATATAATGAAAGATGCGCCTTGCACTGTTGCTATAGGTAGTATGCTTTTTTTTTTGAGTTTAGGGATAGAATTGTCGAAAACTACTCTGGACTCTTTACTCAAACAGCAGCAGATATCGAAAGAGGATCTCTTAGCCAAGGATTTGGAAAAAAATGGGGATGGTATCAATCAATATACTCGCTTGCAAAAGGAGATGTATTTAAAATTGACAAAGCTACAAGAACTAATTTACACAAAGCGATGATGTGGTTAGAGTTTGAAAAAGATAAATCTGATCTAGAAGAAAGAATGATTAAAAAAGCATATAAATAATGATAGCAGTATACGAAACATTAGAAAAAATAAAAGACAAGCTAAGAGAAAATCCGTCTATCCAAACGGTTACGTTTGGAGACTTGATGCAAGTAGATTTAGCTAAAACATCAATATTCCCTATAGCACACGTTGTAATGGGAAATGTTGCATTCAGAGATCATATTATAGTTATGAATTTAAGAATATTATTTTTAGATATAGTAGATGATAATAGAGTACCAAACTCATTTGATCAATTCTTTGGTAACGACAATCTTATCGACATCTTAAACACACAACTTTCTGCAGCAAATATTTTACAAGAGAATCTTAGAAGAGGTTCTGGTTATGCAGATTTGTTTCAAGTAAAAGGAGATATAAATTGTCAGCCTTTTTTAGATACACTAGAAAATCAATTAGCTGGTTGGGGAATGGACTTAGTATTAGAATTACCAAATAAAACTACAAGCGTTTGTTAATATGCCACTAACTAAAAGAAAACCAGGAGAAAAAAGAAAAGACTTTATGATGAGGTGTATGACTGATCCTACAATGCGAAAAGAATTTAAAAATACAGATCAAAGATTAGCTGTATGTATAACACAATATAATAAATAATGGCTTTCACAATAGAAGATGTTTTAACCGAATTAGGCAATAGGATAGTTGAAGAAATAAAATCTGAACTTAGATCTAAAGACAAAAGAGCTACAGGAACTCTAATTGACAACTTAGAAGCTAAAGCAGTTGGCAAAGAATTAATCATAAAATCTCCTGGTGCAGAAAAATATCAAAGTATAGTTGATTTAGGTAGAAGACCTGGTAAAGGTGTACCGCCAGATAATTTAAGAAAATGGATTGCTATAAAAGGTTTAAGACCTAACAGATCAAGAAATATAAAAACCGAACGTGATCTTTATTTTGTGATACAAAGAAAAATTAAAAATGAAGGTATACAGGGTATAGGATATTCTACAGCTTCTTTACAAAAGTTTGGTCCAATTATAGGTCAGGCTGTAGGTTTAAAGTATCAAGAAGAACTAGCGAGAATAATGAAACAATTAAAAGCAATAATATAATGTCAATAAATTATACACCACAATTAGTTAGAAGTCCAATATTTTACAAAGCAGCTCAAGTTTTAGGTGAAAAGTTTATATATAACATTTTTATATATACAGGACACCTGACAACAAATAAACCAGCTACACCAACATATGTAATAACAAAAGATAAATTAGCTGACGTTGTTGAAGTTGGTACAACAACTGCAACCACGTCAAACAAACTTGTAGACTCTGTAAAACTATTTTCTGAAACAGTTGAAGTAGGAGATTTAGTATTTAACACAACTGATAATACCATAGCAGTAGTTAGTGCTGTCGATAGTGATACAACACTTTCTTTAGATACAGATATAATGGCTACAAGTGAGTCTTATAAAATATTTAGTAAAACTTCTGCTAGTATAGAGATCGCTGAACTCATAAGGGATTATTTTAAAACTGAATATTATAATTTAGCCGTAGACGGAGTATGGGTAGAGATTACTACAGAAATACAAATTAAATCTGGTACTACTACATCTACAACTACTAATAAGTTAGTTGATAGTAGTGCTACATTTATAAGACAGTTGTTGCCTTCTTCATTTACAATAACTGCAAAAAATACTGATGATAATACTTCTGCTACAGTTTCTGCAGTAGATAGCGATACTACACTTTCATTAAGCGGTGATATATTTACAAGTGGTAAAGCTTACACTTTGACTGTAGTTGCTACAGCTAGTAACGATACACCTTGGATTAATTTTGATGGATATGGCTTTTTTAAAGATGGTATAAATCCTGGTAATAGTATTTTAGCAAATCAGCAAGCACTTATAACAAACTCAAAAATATATTATAAACAAGGTAAAGATATTATTATACCTGTTTATTCTGCAAATCAATCTACACTTACTTTTACAATAGGTGGTGTATCTAATGTGTTTTGGAATAGTGTTGATGAGTTTTGGAATACATATCAAAATACTTGGGGTAATATTATAAACCCTATAAAAATTACAGATGGTGCAATAAAAGACTCTGGTACTGCTACAGGCACAACTACTAATAAACTTGTAGATAGCAATCAAAACTTTTTGACTACTGTCAAAGTTGGTATGACAGTTTACAATACAACAGATAAAACGGTCACAAATGTTACTGCTGTTGACAGTGATACACAACTAACACTTGCAGATGACATAATGGTAAGCGGAGAAGCGTACCAAGTGCAAGACGGTAGAAGTTCAGACAAAATTCAATACGTTGTGATTTCGCAAACAAACGGATTTACAGGGGGTACAGTAACTATAACAGATGGCTTAAATAAATCTTTATCACAAGTTATTACTTTAGAAGAAATAGCTTGCACTAAATTTACACCGTTTAGAGTAATATTCTATAATAGGTTTGGCGCACTACAAGATATAATATTTAGTAAAAAATCTGTAAAACAATTACAAACTAAATTTGATAAATTCAAAAGAAGCACTATTAACTTTAATCAATCTACATTTAGTTACGATAGATATAAAGCACAAAAACAAAGAATAGATATACAAGGTGAAGAATCTATTACTTTAAATACAGACTTTTTAGATGAAGACATATCTAATCCAATACAAGAACTCCTTATGAGTCAGCAGATTTGGATTGATGAAGATATGGCAAATAATCAAACATCTGTAAGTCCAGTAATTATAAAAACCTCTGATGTAGAATTTAAGACAAGCGTAAATAACAAAGTTGTCAATTATACTATAGAGTTTGAATTTGCTAATGATAAAATACAAGATATTAGATAATGTTTACTTTACAATTATTTATACAAGATATTACTAAAAAAGAAATAGATGACGGTGATCCTGCTGGATTTGTAAGAATAGATTTATTTAAAGATGAGTCTGTAACACTGACTCAAGCTATACAAAACGTTAGAGATATAGGATCTGTATTTACAGATTTCACTAGAACCTTTACCGTTCCAGCTTCACCTAATACAAATAAATTATTTAAACATTATTACAATTCAGATATAGTTTCTAACGATAATTTACTTGCGTCTGGTTTTGATGCGGGCATTAGAAGAGATGCTGTTTTAGAATTAAATCATACTCCATTTAAAAAAGGTCAAATAAGATTAGATGGTGTAAATATGAAAGAAGGTAAACCAAGTTCTTATAAAATAACTTTTTTTGGTAATACAGTAAAACTATCTACATTGATGGGTGATGATAATATATCTTCACTCGACTTGTCTACATTTAACACAGTATATACTGCAGGTGTTGTAAAATCTAAATTAATTGGTGTGCTAAACGATATAATTACACCTCTTATAACACACACTAGAAGACTTGTATTTAATTCTAATGATAACGGAACTAATCCAATATACAGTGGAGTTGTCGATAATATTGCAGAGCAAAGCCCAACTAAAGTAGATGACAACAGGGGCTTATCACTTAAACAACTTAAATTTGCAATTAGAGTGCATAAGATTATAGAAGCTATACAGGCTAAATATAATCTTACGTTTTCAAATGATTTTTTCAATACCACTAATACTCCTTACTATAATTTATATATGTGGTTACACAGAAAGTCAGGTGATGTTGGCACTGACGCACAAGTCGCAGAGCCATTTACTCAGCAAGTAACTACATTTCAAACTGGACCCTTCTTAATACCAGGCGGTAATTATGATAGTCAAATAACATCTAATGGTACTACATTAGAAGTTTCAGGTACAGATAATATAAACTTTACACTTGACGTTGTTCCAAATGACAATAGTATAAATTATACTATAGAAGCTTTTTTAGACGGGGAAAAAGAATATACGAAATCTGGAACTGGACAACAACAACTTGAAATGATTGGTACTTTCGTACCAAGTGTAGTAGGACCAGGTGACTATACTTTTTTTATTAGTACTACCTCTTCAACGCAGTTGGTTGTTACAGGAACTATTACAATGACTGTTATAGGTAAAGGTGGATCTCAATTACCAGAAGCATCATACACTCTTACTTTTAGTAGTTTGACGGTAGCTCAATCACAATCATTTAATATTTCTGAAGAGATGCCTAAAATTAAATGTATAGATTTTTTATCTGGTATTTTTAAAATGTTTAACCTTACTGCTTTTGTAGAAGATGATGGCACTATAAAAATACAAACACTTGATTCTTTTTATTCTGCGGGTGTTACAAGAAATATAACGGATTTTGTAGACATAACAGAGTCTAAAATTGACACAGCTCTACCTTTTAAAGAAATAGATTTTAGATTTCAAGGTAGACAATCTTTTTTAGCAGACACACACGAAAAAATATTTAATTTAGAGTGGGGTACAGAAACATTTAATAGATCAGGAGTTACTAAAGACGGAAGTGTTTACAAAATAGAATTACCTTTCGAGCACTTTAAATTCCAAAGATTATTAGATTTGAACGATCAAACAGGTAACACAGTAAGTAGCGTGCAATTTGGTTGGTCTGTAAATTTAGATCAAAGTCCTTTTGTTGGTAGACCGTTATTGTTTTATCCCATTAGAGTATCTGGTGGTTCAAGCATACAACTCAAAGATTTCAGTGGTGTTTCAGCAGGTACAACCACTAACTATATAATTCCATCAAACGTGACTACATTATTGTCTTCTGGTCAATCTATACATTTTGGAACTGAAAGTCACGAATATATAATACCTAACGAAGAAACTGTAACTAAAAATTTATTTAGCCAATATTATAGAAATTATATAAGTGATGTATTTGACTCGAAGAACAGACTCACTAGGTTAACTGCATATCTTCCTGCTAAGATATTGCTTAATTTATCTCTAGCCGATAGGCTCGAGATAAATCAGAAGAGTTATAAAATAAACTCAATAAGTACCGATATGGATAATGGTAAAAGTGAATTAGAACTTTTAAATGATTTCAATGCTTAAAAATATATTAGACTTATTAAAATTAGATGATTATTACGGTGTATCACCTTTAATTGATATTGCAAAGGGTAAATATGAAGCACCCAGAACTTTAAAAGAAGCAAAAAACAAAATAAAGAGATTTAGAAATGAATGAAGAATTTATATTAAAAATAGTCGTAGATGATGGTGAATTTATTGTAAAATTACCAGACACAGAAAAAAGGGTAAAAAGTTTAGGTCAAGCGTTTGATGTAGCGAAAGAAAAAACTAAAGCTTACTCAAAAGAAACTGAGATTGCAGCTAAGAAAAATATTGATCTAACTTCAAATGCAGGTTTAGCTGGTGCAACATTAACAGAGCTTGGTAGAACAATATCAGATTTACCTTTTGGTATTCGAGGTGTAGCTAACAACCTTTCACAACTATCTACTTTATTTATTACACTTGTTGCTAAATCTTCAGATGGAGGTAAAAGTTTAAGAGGTGTTGGAGAAGCCTTTAAACTACTCAAAAATCAGCTATTAGGTCCACTCGGTATAATTTTAGTATTTCAGTCAGTTATTGCATTACTAGATTTCTTTTCACAGAAAAGTAAAAAAGCCGCTAATGCAGCAGATTTATTTACAGATGCTGCTGACAGACAAGCAAAAACACTAAGCGTTTTAGAGTCTAAATTAAAAGACACTAATTTGTCACTTGAAAATAGACAAGCCTTATTAGATGCAGCTTCTGTTGCTTCTAATAGATTGTCAAAAATATTAGACGATGAAACTATATCTCTTGAAGAAAGAAATAAAAAAGCAGAAAGATTTTTAGAATTAGAAATACAAAGACTTAAAAGACAATCTTTAATTGAAAAGGCAGAAGAGAATTTAGCCGCTGCTCGTGAAGCAAGCACAAAGGCTATTGAAAATGAAAATAAAGGTTTAGAGGGTTTTATTGCTACTGTTAATAGAGGGACTACAAGTGCTGATATTCAGGCTCAACAAACAGCTTTTCTTAATAAGAAAAAAAGAGAGTCTAAAGAAGCAACTGATGCAGTTGCAACAGCAGAAACAGCCTTAACAACACTTTTAATAGGTAATGCAGAAATTATAAAAGAACAAAGCGATTTACTAGAAACCAACACAAAAAAGAAAAATGAGAACACTAAGGAAACAAAAGCACAAATTATTACTTTCAAAGAGTTTTTATCATTACAACAACAAGGAACTTCTATAGAATTAGCAAACATTGAATTGTTAAGAGAAAGAGAAATATCAGCTCTAAAACAAAGAGGGTTGTCTTTCGAAGAATTTCAAAAAGGCAAAGATTTTATTATAAGGATGTCTAAAAATGCAGAACTTAAAGTGTTGCAGGATTTAGTATCTTCCAATAGAGTTTCAGGTGTAGAAAGAATTAAAATAGAAGAAAGAATAGCGCAAATTATTGGTGAACTTTTAGATAGTACGCAAGATAAAATAAAGAAAACCACTGAAGGATCAAAAACTAACTTTCAAAAAACTCTAGAAGAAATATCATTTTTACTTGGTGAAATAGAAAATATTTCTAATATGTTTACAGACGCTGAACTTAGTAGGGAGGAAAGAAAAACAGTAATGCTAAATAATCAGCTTAGAGAAAGACTTAGAAATGAAAATTTATCAAAAGAAGAGAGAATTAGAATAAATAAACAAATTGAAGAAAACGAATTAAAATTACAGAAAAAACGAGATGAAATAGCTGAAAGAAACTTTAGACTACAAAAAGCTTTTGCAATAGCTCAAGCTGCTATAAATACAGCTTTAGCTATCACAGATGTTTTAGCTAAGGAACCAGGTGGTTTAATTAAAAAATCACTAGCTGCAATAATTATAGGTGCACTAGGTGCTGCTCAAATAGCTGCTATTGCATCAACAAAGTTTGTTCCTACAGCGACATCAGTTCCAGGTGGTGTAGGTTCGGTTGGTTCAGGCAGATCCACTGGTGGTGGTGCACAAGACCCTGCATTCAACATAGTAGGTACAGGTCAACAATTTCAGTTAGCACAAGTTATTGCACAAAGAACAGGAGAGCCAATAAGAGCTTTTGTAGTAAGCGGTGATGTAAAATCAGGTCTTGCACTAGATAGAAATATTATTAGAAGTTCTAAAATAGATTAAAACAAAATACAATAAAAAAGATTTACTTATTATGAAAGATTTTAAAGTCATAGAGCTTGTTTTAGATGAAGAGAATGAAATCTCTGGAATACAAGCAATATCAATAGTAGATGATCCAGCAATAGAAGAAGAATTTATTGCTCTTGCATCACAAGATATAAAATTAGCACAAGTAGATGAAGAGAAGAAAATATTGATGGGTCCAGCTCTCATACCTAACAAAAAAATATATAGAAAGTTTGAAGAGCAAGAATATTTTATATACTTCAGTGAAAATACAGTCAAAAAAGCAGCAGAGCTTTTTTTGACAAAAGGTAAACAAAACAACAGCACTTTAGAGCATAAAATAAACCTAAACGGTTTATCTGTTGTAGAATCTTGGATTATAGAAGATCCTAAAATGGATAAATCAAAAAAATACGGATTTGATTTACCAAAAGGTACTTGGATGGTTACTATGAAAGTCAATAATGATGAAATTTGGGATACTTATGTGAAAACAGGTAAAGTAAAAGGTTTTTCTATTGAAGGACACTTCGTAGATGCATTAAAATATGATGAAGAAGAAGAATTAGAAGAAAGCGAACTCGCAGCACTATCTTTAATAGAAGAATTAACTGAAGAATTAGATATAGAATTAGAAACTTACTCTGATTATCCTGCGGGAGTTAGAAATAATGCAAAAAGAGTATTAGAATATGTTGAAAAAAATGGCTGGGGCAGTTGTGGAACACCCGTAGGCAAACGAAGAGCTGCGCAAATCGCTAAAGGTGCTAATTTGAGTGTCAACACGATAAAAAGAATGAGAAGTTTCTTACTTAGACACGCAAAAGATCTAGAAGTATCTAAATCTTATGGTGATGGTTGTGGTAAACTTATGTATGATGCTTGGGGTGGTAAAGCTGGTCTAAGATGGGCAGAATCTAAACTAAAAGAACTAGGAGAAATAGAGCTGACATCTAAATCTGTAGACGAGGACTATGCTATAATAGACGATAGACTAGCATACTCATCTAAAGAGAAAGCAGAAGAAATGGCTAGAAATATTGGATGTGAGGGTATACACGAACACGAATTTGAAGGTAGAACTTGGTATATGCCTTGTAAATATCATAATAAAGAAGAGTTAAAATATCATTGTCCTGAAGGTTATAAAAGAAAAGACGGTAAATGTATAAAGATGGCAGAGGTAGGACCTAGAGGTGGCATTCGAAAGAGTCCAAAAGCTCCAGGATCTAAAACACCAAATCCAAGACCTAAAGGAAAGGGCAGTGCAAAAGGAACTGCCAAAGGTAAAAGAGGCGCAAAAGTATCTGCAAAAGATCGTGCAGCTTTACAAAAAAAAGCTGATGACTTTAACAAAAGATATAAGGAAAAATTAGGATACGGTATCACAGTAGGTATGTTGGCTTCTGTATTTCAAAGAGGTTTAGGTGCATTCAACACAAGTCATTCACCAAGAGTAAAATCACCCTCACAATGGGCACACGCCAGGGTCAATGCCTTTATGTACTTAGTAAGAAACGGAAGACCACAAAACCCAAAGTATACAACTGACTATGATCTTTTACCATCTAAACATCCTAAAAGTAAATAATGAAAAAACCCTTTAAGACTCCAAGTAGAACAAGTCCAAAGTCAGGCAAAAGAGCCTGCCTTTGTGACGACGGTAAAACATATTCAAGAAAGTGTTGTAAAGGTTACTTAATAAATCAAGGTATAGGTAAAGTATAAAAATACAACACCCATAATAAATAATGATTAACCTAATATATATATAGTTATGAAAGCAAGTGAAATAGTAGACAAATTTAAAAATGTCCTTCTAAACACAGAAATTGAAAGTGACGATAAAATTACTGAAGTTTCTGATATAGAAGTAAACGAAGAAATTGCTCTTAATGAGCAGAACGAAAACTCTGAAGTTCAAGAAAATGTTGAACTAAATGAGGAAGTAGAAGCTGGTTATCACGACAAAGACAAGAAAAAAATGGGAGAGCACGAAGACAAAGAAATGGAAGAACACGAAGATAAGATGTCTAAGTATGCAACCAAAGAAGATTTAGCTAGAGCAATCGCTGAAGTTAAAGGTATGATACAAAAAATGTCTAGTGATGATGAAAAAGATGTGCCAGAAGAATTAAATTCTGAAGAGAAACAAGAACTCTCTGCACAAGAACCAGTGGTTGAGCCAATAGCTCACGATCCACAAGCAGATGTAAATACTAAAAGAAAAATATTATTTGCACAAAATAGAAGAAAATCTACTCTTGACAGAGTAATGGAAACAATAATAAATAAAAATAAATAATTATGGCAGTTTTAGAACACGTTAGCGATGATGTAATGAGAATGTTTGATGACTATGAATTAGTTTCATCATCAAGCTCATTAAATCTATCAGACTCTGGAAAGACATTTAAGATTTCTGGAACAGGATATACAGTAACACTACCTGCACCTAGTGCTGGGTGGAAAGCAAAATTTATTGTATCAGGTGCTTTTTCAACTGACTTCGTTGTACAATCTCCAGCTAGTAACAGAGACACTATTAATGGTGGTGTGATTGTAAACGGAGCAATCGTTGAAGCAGATGCAGTAGATAGAGTAACATTTGAAGATGATGCAGAAAGCATCGGTGATTTTATTGAAATTCACTCAGACGGAACAAGCTATTTCTTATTTGGAAATGGTAACGCTGCTTCTTCAATAACAGTTGGTGAATTATAATAATTAAATAAATAAAAAGATATGGCGACTACAACAAGTATAACTACAAGCTACTCAGGTGAATTTGCTGGCGAATATATTGCAGCAGCTTTACTAAGTGGCGTAACGTTATCTCAAGGTGGGGTTTCAATTAAACCCAATATTAAATTTAAAGAAGTTATCAAAAAACTTTCACTAGATAGTATTTTAAAAGATGCTTCTTGTGATTTTGATCCAACTTCAAACATAACACTGTCAGAAAGAATTTTACAACCAGAAGAGTTTCAAGTAAACTTACAGCTTTGTAAAAAAGATTTTAGACAGGACTGGGAAGCAAACAGTATGGGCTTCAGCCAATACGATAACTTACCTAGAAACTTTTCTGATTTCTTAATCGGACAGGTATCAGCAAAAGTTGCTGAGAAAGTAGAACAAAACATTTGGCAAGGTGCTACTGCTAACAATGGTGAGTTTGATGGATTTCAAGCTTTACTAGCTGCAGACGGAGATGTTGTTGATGTTTCAGGTACTACATTGTCAGCTGCAAACATTGTTGCAGAGTTAGGTAAAGTTGTTGATGCAATTCCAGGATCAGTATATGGTAAAGAAGATGTAAAAATTTATATTCCAACAAGCGCAGCTAAATTTTATATTCAAGCACAAGCAGCTTTAGGTTATAGAGATTTATATAATGTAGGTAAAACAGATATGAACTTTCAAGGCATTCAACTATTTACAGCTCCAGGATTAGGAGACAACAAAATGGTTGCTGCTGAATCTTCAAACTTATTCTTCGGCACAGGTTTATTAAATGACTGGCAAGAAGTTAAGTTAATTGATATGGCAGACATTGACGGAAGTCAAAATGTAAGAGTAGTTCTTAGAGGAAGTGCAGGAGTACAGCACGGTATCGGATCTGATATTGTTTTATACTCTTAATGTTTAATCAAAGGGGGTCTCAAAACCCCCTTTTAATAATAATAATATGAGTTGTGATTTAACAAAAGGAAGACAAAGACCTTGTAAAGACTCGGTAGGTGGATTAAAAGCGGTATACTTTATTGATTATGGTATGACTGGCGTAGTTATGAATACTACTTCAGGAACTGAAGATAATATTGCTGCTATCTCAGGTAGTAATACCGCTTACAGATACGATCTTAAAGGCAACTCCAATTTAGAACAGACTATCACCTCTTCTACAGATACAGGTGGTACATTCTTTGAGCAAGTTCTAACTTTGGTTTTACCAAAACTATCACCTAAAGATCATAAAGAATTAAAATTAATATCTTTTGCAAGACCTCACATCATTATAAAAGATAACAACGATAATTATTTTATGGCTGGATTAGAGCACGGAATGGATGTAACTGGAGGAACTATTTCTTCAGGTTCAGGAATGGGAGATTTAAGTGGATATACATTAACTTTTACAGGTCAAGAAAGAGCACCTGCAAACTTCTGTGATATTTCAGCAGAAACAGACACTCAACTATCGTTTAGTAACAACGGTGGTTCTGCGTCTAACGTATCTGTTGTGCCAGGAGTTGTTGCAGATGTAGATGTTGATGATGACCAATCTGGTATACCAGGTGGAGGTAATTAGTGATTTTTCATAAGTTTTGTAAGAAAGCCCTGTAACCCAGGGCTTTTTTTATGAACAAACTTAATAGATTTTGATTATCTTATTATGATACTATTACAACCTGTAACAAGTTCGCAAACAATTAAAATTGTACCTAGATCTTATAAAGCTGATAGTAATGTTCAAGTTGTCATTACAGAAGATGGCACAAGAAAAACACAAACTTTAACAAGCTTAACATCTACATATGTAGGCAACTTTATACAAATACCTTGTAGTTTTAATATACTATCAGAAGGTAAAATGTATTTACTTGAATTTACAAGATCAGGCAATTTATTATTTAGATCAAAAGCATATTGCACTGCACAAACAAACAGAACTATACCACACACACTTAACACAGGTGAGTACACGGAACATAGTGCTGATGCTGCAGGTCAAAAATATATAACAATATAATATGGCAAAAAATAAAAAAACATATAACAACAATATCAGAGTTGTAAATCTTCAAGGCTACACAATACCAGAAGTCAAAGAAGATTATAAAAATGATTGGGTTAGTTATGGAGAAAACAATGACTACTTTGACAACTTAATACAGTTGTATCTAAGCAGCCCAACAAACTCTTGTTGTGTTAATGGTATAGTAGATATGATATATGGTAAAGGTATTGATGCTACAGACAGTGACGATAAACCTGAAATGTATGCGCAAATGAAATCTTTACTAAAACCTGAACAAGTAAGAAAAATAGTTAATGACTATAAATTACTTGGACAAGCTGCTATACAAGTAATTTACAACAGATCAAAAACTAGAATTATGAACCTAGTACATTTCCCTATGGAAACTTTGAGAGCAGAGAAAACTAGAGAAGGGAAAATTCAAGCATACTACTATCATCCTAAATGGTCAGAAATTAAGCCAGCAGATATACCAAAAAGAATACCTGCTTATGGTTTTGGTAGCAAAGTAGATTTAAGGGAAATCTATGTTGTGAGACCATATAGACCAGGATTTTATTACTATGCTCCAGTTGATTATCACGGTTGTTTACAGTATTGTTCACTGGAAGAAGAGGTTTCAAACTACCACATAAACAACATAAAGAATGGCTTACAGCCATCTTTACTAATTAATTTTAACAATGGTGTTCCTGATGAAGAAGCACAACAATTAATAGAAAGAAAAATCCAAGATAAATTTGGAGGGACATCTAATTCTGGTAAGTTTATTCTAGCATTTAACGATGACCCTGATCGTAAAGCAGACATTGAACCTATACATTTACCTGATGCACACGCACAGTATCAGTTTTTAGCAGATGAAGCAAGAGAAAAAATAATGTTAGGTCACAGAATTGTTTCTCCAATATTACTTGGGATAAAAGATAACACAGGCTTTGGTAATAACGCAGAGGAGCTTAGAACGGCTTCAATCCTTATGGATAACATAGTTATCCGACCATTTCAACAAACGCTCTTAGAAGCGTTTAAAAGCATCTTAGAATTTAATAATATCGAACTCAATTTGTACTTTGTTACTTTACAGCCAATAGAGTTTACAGAATTAGATAATATTCAGACTAAGATCAAAAGAGAAGAAGAGACTGGTGAGAAATTATCAGCTATAGATAGAATTAAGAACTTATTTAAAACAAAAGAAGATGAAGGCACTGTTCATAACAACGAATGATTTAAGACGTAAATCAATTATCGGTGGAGCAGTAGATGCCGATAAGTTTATACAATTTGTAGAGGTTGCTCAAGATATACATATACAAAATTATCTTGGAACAAAACTATATGAGAAAATAGAAACATTAATTACAAATGGTCAGATTACTCAAAATGCAAACTCTAATTATAAAAATTTACTAGATAAATATATTACACCAATGTTAATATGGTTTGCTCAAAGTGATTATTATATGTTTGCATCTTATCAAGTATCTAATGGTGGTGTATTTAGACATCGAAGCGAGTCTTCAGAGACTCCTTCGATGCAAGAGATTAAATCACTTGTAGATAGCTCAAGAGATAAAGCTGAATTTTATACAAGAAGGTTCTTAGACTTTATAAATCAAAATAGTAATTTGTTTCCTGAGTATACTGCGGCTAATGATGACGGTATGTATCCTGATAAAAATGAGAACTTTAATAGTTGGGTCTTGTGAAAAAATTAACATATAAGCCTAAAGAAAAAAATATCATTAAACTTAAAACGTTTATAGAAAAGGTTTTACCAAAACAAAACGTAAATAAAAAAATATAAATATGGGTACTACTTTAACGGGAACTTTTATTAGCCAAACTTATGACTCCTTAATAAAGGTAACAGACAACGATAACTTAACATCTACAGCAAAAAGACTTACTGATGGATTAGGTAACGACTCACCTTTATTTTTATCTACAACAAAATTAGGAGTTGGCGTTACACCTACAACTACATTTCAAGTAGCAGGTAATTCACAACTAGGTGGTAACTTGACTGTAACAGGTAATCTAATTGTACAGGGGACAACTACAACTGTAGATACAGATACTTTATCAGTTAAAGATCCTTTAATTATTGTAGGATCTGATAACACCTCTAGTGACGCAGTGGATTTAGGTTTCTATGGCGTGTATGATACATCAGGATCATTAGATCTTTATGCAGGTTTATTTAGAGATGCAAGTGACGCAAAGTTTCATTTATTTAAAGATTTACAAACAGAGCCTACAACTACTGTAAACAAAAGCGGAACAGGGTATACCAAAGCAGGTTTAGTTATTGGTGGTTTAGAAGCAACAACAGGGAGTTTTTCAGGTAATATAGAAGCGACTTCCTACATACAATCTAATAACAATTTTCTTACAAAAGGAACATTAAAGTTTAGCAACAATGCAGATAACAGTTTTATAAATGGCTTTAGGAGAGTTTCGGGTGCTGATACTTTAGAATTATTAAATATTTCAAATATAAATAATAGTGAGGGTAGTGGTGTTACTTTTGGAGGTACTATTACAGTAAGTGGCGGAGACATTACGTTAGGCGGTACAGGAAGAATACAAGGTATAGATACTGTCTCAGCTAGTACAGATGCAGCTAACAAAGCTTATGTAGATGCACAAATTACAGCCCAAGATTTAGATATAGCTGGTGATAGTGGAACAGGGTCAGTCGATTTAGATTCACAAACGTTTACTGTAGCTGGTGGTACTAATGTAACAACATCTGTAAGTGGTCAAACAGTAACAATAAACGCAACAGGTTCTATTGATGGTAGTGGTACTGCAAATGATGTAGTAATGTGGCAAGATTCTGACACATTAACAGATGCACCTATTGCTATTTCTGGTAACAATGCAACTTTTGCTGGTAATGTAGATTTAGGTGATAGTAAATTATTAAATATTGGAGCAGGAAGTGACTTAAATTTATCTCACGATGGTACTCATTCATATATACAAAATAATACAGGAACACTTCATTTAATGCAAAATACTGATGACGGAGATATGTTATTTATGTGTGATGATGGTTCAGGAGGGACTACTGAATATTTAAGATTAGATGGTGGTGATGTAGAAACTGTATTTACTAAAAGAGCAAAGTTTATTGACAATACTAATCTAAATATTGGTAGCTCAAGAGATTTGCAAATATTTCACGATGGTACAAACTCATTTATAAAAAACAATACAGGTGGTTTATTTATTGACCAAGAGCTTGATGATGGCGATATTTCTTTTAGGTCTGATAATGGTAGTGGTGGAAAATTAACATACTTGTTTTTAGATGGTAGTAATACAAGATTACAATTTAATACTAATTTAATAACAGGAGACAATAATAAATTAGTTTTTGGTAATAGTGGAGATTTAGAAATATATCACGATGGGGCAAATTCTTTTGTACAAGATACAGGTACGGGTGGATTATTTTTAGAAGGTAACGGAGAAGTTAGAATTAGAAAATCTGCAACAAGTGAGATAATGGCTAAGTTTATTGCAGATGGTGCAGTAGAACTTTATCACGACAATAGTAAAAAATTAGAAACTACAAGTACAGGTATTAGTGTAACAGGAACAGCAGACATATCATCTCAAGTTTTAGTTGGTGGTAACGATTCAATTTTTGCAGAAAATAATTTAAGGTTTTTAAGTTCAGGAGAGGCATTTATTGACCACGGGACTGTTGGACAAGCAATTTCTTTTAGAGTTAGTAATTCTAGTGGACTTGATACAGTTGCTCTAACTTTAAATTCAAGTGGTAGTTCAACCTTTGGTGGTAATATAACTACAAGTGGACATATATTTATACCTGTTGCTAAAAATTTATATTTTGGTGGAGGAAGTCATACTTATATTGGAGAAGATATTGACGATAGATTAAGATTTTTTGTTGGTGGCGCAGAGTTTATGCGATTTACAGAAGATACTTCTGATACAATACAATTATTTCAAGATACAACTGTAACAGGAGAACTTAATGTACAAGATGCTACCCATTCAACATTTAGAGTTAAGTCAGGAAACAACGATAATATTTTATTTGCACAAGCAATACAAAGTGATAATGCAAGGGTGGGAACACAAACAAATACTCCTTTATCATTTTTTACAAATTCATCTGAAAGAGTAAGAGTTACAACAAGTGGTCTAGTAGGGATAAACTATACTTTACCTTCAGCTAAATTACATATAGAAACAGGAAGTGATGAGGGTATAAGAATACATCGAACAGGAACAAATGCTAATTTTGGTGCAATAGAATTTAGAAACAGTGATGATTCTGCGACTAATTCAAGAATTGGATATAATGCAAATGAAATGAGATTAGAAGCTACTAACCAATTTAGGTTTGTAACAAACAGCTCTGATACGATGTTTATTAATAGTTCAGGTAATGTAGGAATTGGAACCACATCACCTGCAACTGGTTCTAGATTAACATTAAGGACAAGTGCTTCGACAGGTATGACAATATTGTCAGCATCTAATACTGGAGAATGTTTTATAAATTTCGCTGATAACGATGACCCTAACAGAGGATCAATATTTTATGGTCATCAGGAGGACAAAATGGTCTTTAGTACAAACGATGTTGCTGCGCTTACGATTAACAGCTCACAAAACGCAACTTTTGTAGGTAAAGTGAGTGTTGATGCAGGTAGTACATTTGATTCAATGCTTACAATACAAGGTAATGAATCAGGTGGGCAAACACAAACATTTTTGCATCTTAATTCTGGCAATAACAGTTCTGCTTTTCCTTTTTTGGCAACTTTAAATAATGCTGATATTAGCTCTGCTACATTTGGTTGGGGTTTTGTAAATAGTAATACAAATGGAAATTTAGAATTATACAGATGGAATAATGCAGCTGGGGTCTTAAATTTAAGTTTTGAAAGGTCATCAGGTAATGCAACTTTTGTAGGTGACGTAAATATTGGTGTTGCAGATGGTGGAGAAAGAAAACTAAAAATACACGGAGGGGCAAGTGGTTCGCCTGAAGGTGGTCAAATAGAGTTACACACAGCAGCAGACCACGATAGCACCTATGCTTTTTATAGAATAGATGCCTATCAAGATGACTTTAGAATTGGTAGAGCAGGAACTACTGATATACTTTTAGATAGTTCAGGCAATACAACTTTTTCAGGTTTTGTAAAAGCACCATTTTTTACAAGTGATGGTGGTAGAGGATTCAAACAAGATAGTGTTGCATTTGTAAGCACATATTCAAATGGTGCTGATGCTAATGCTGTTAATGATATTGGTTCTACATCAAACAAATGGAGAGACGCTTATTTTAGTGGTCAAGTAAATTCTGCCACAATATCAACAACAGGAAACGCAACTTTTGCAGGTCAATTTGTAAATATTACACATAGTACAAATGCAGGTGCAGGTATGGGCTTAAATATAACCAATACAAACACATCTGGAAATAGTTTTGCTACAATAAATATTGCAGGCGCTAATGGTACAGTAAACACACAAATATTTAGTGACGGTTCAGGAACAGGTGGTTTTGGTTCAGCAGGTTCAGTAATTAGAACAAGCACAAATCACCCAATCTATATAGGCACAAATTCTACTACTGCTCTAACATTGGACACATCACAGAATGCAACTTTTGCAGGGGCAGTAACAGTTGGGACTGGCACTGTAGCGGCAGCTAACGCAGCAGCGGATGATTTTGTTATAAAAGGACCAGGCACTACAGCTACTGGTATGACAATATCTAACACATCAGACTCTGGAACTGGTACAATATTTTTTGGAGATACAACAAGTAGTTCAGCAGCAGGTTTTAGATATAATCATAATACTGGTGATATGGCTATATCAGCAGAAGATAATGTAACATTTGATTGCGACAATGTAGGTATTGGAACGACATCACCTGGAACAAAATTAGATGTAGCGGGCAGCGGTAAATTTCAACCAGGAATTGCAGATGGTGATGCTTTAGTTACAATAGCACAAACAAATTCAAATGCATATGTACACGCTGGATTAAAAATAAATGCTGGAAATACAAATCCATTTTATATATATCAATCAGGTAGCTCAAATACTTTAAGATTTAATTACAACAGTTTATCTGACGCTGGTGGGCAAATGGTAATTACAGATGGAGGTAACGTAGGAATCGGAGCAGCATCGCCTAGTTACAAGCTACAAGTTGGTGGAACTGCTTATATTAATGACACACTTTATGTTAATGGTGCAACTACAATAGATGCTGACTTAACAATTAGTGAAGCAAATGGAGAAATAAATTTTACATCTGGCAACGGAAATATTCAAACAACTACAGGTAGTACAAGTTTAGTATTAGGTGTAAATAGCTCAGAAAAATTTAGAATTCATAGTTCTGGTAACATAGGAATCGGAGAAACAAGTCCTGCTGAAGCATTAACTGTTGTTGGTACAATAAGAATGCAATCTGCAAGTGGAGATACAGATGGTTTGCATATATCATCAGATTCTAATGGTGATGCTTTAATAAATGCTGGATATTCAGTGTCGGATTTAAAATTTGCTACTGCTGATTTACCAAGAATGACTATTGATAGTTCAGGTCGAGTGGGAATAGGCACAACAACACCTCAAAAAACTTTACATATAGAGGGCGAAACTGGTGCAAGTGCGTCTCAATTACTTGTTACAGGAGCAAGTGATACAACAGGACATACTGCTGGTATATTATTAAGAGCAGAAGGTGGTGAAGGAGATAGTTCATTAAGAGCAAAAGGTGGAATATTTTTTGAAAGAGAAGCAGCAAATGGATTGGGTAAATTACATTTATGTAATAACAACTCAAATAACAATGATTCGGCTGGTTTGTCAGATGCAGCATTGACAATTGCACAAAATAAAAATATAGGAATCGGTACAACATCTCCATCAACACTTTTACACGTTGGTTTAAATCATACTGTAGGTAGTAATTTTGCAAGTGCTTTTAGTAGCAGTAATTTCTTTGTCAACAACGGTGCTAATGGTGGCGCAGCAGTATTTCAGCAAGGTACTGCATCAGCTAATTTAGCTATGTTTGGTAAAGATTCTAGTAATACAGCTATAAGTTTTTTCAACAGTGATTTAGCAACAAATACAAGTGCAGTTGGATCAATTACAACAAATTCAAGTGCCACTGCATTTAATACATCGTCTGACTACAGATTAAAAGAAGACCTTAAAGATTTTACTGGACTAGATTTAGTAAATCAAATACCTGTTTACGATTTTAAATGGAAATTAGATGACACTAGAGCTTACGGTGTTTTAGCACACGAGCTACAAAATGTTTTACCACAAGCAGTATACGGAGAAAAAGATGCAAATGAAATGCAAGGTGTAGATTATTCAAAAATAGTACCACTGCTTATAAAATCAATACAAGAATTACAAAAAGAAATAGAAATACTTAAAAATAAATAATTATGGCAAAAAGTAAAATAAACTACAAATGGGATGTTAAGGCATTAGATGCTAAAATACAAGAAGACAATAAAGACAATGTAATTTATAATATACATTGGGGTTATAGTGCAAGTAGATCTGACAACTCAGTAAGTATGATAGGCACTTATTCTGTATCATACGATAAAGATAATTTTATAGAATATGAAGAACTTAAAGAGTCTGATGTTATAGGTTGGTTAGAAGCTGGCTTAGACGTAACTGCTATGAAGCAAAATTTATCAGACCAATTATCTTTGGTCGAAAACCCAACTGACGTGGTTTTGCGACCTAACTGGTAATTTACTATATTAGATAAAAATTATTAATATGAAAAAAATAGAAGATCAAGAATTAGAAAAAATCAAATCATTTGAACAAAAGATTATTAGCGTAAAACAAGAATTAGGTAATATAGAGATTAACAAAGACTTGCTAAAAAACGCATTTACAACAGTTATGCAAGAATATGATAATCTAAGAAAGGAGCTCGAAGAAAAATACGGTAAAGTAAATATTAATATTTCTGATGGTTCTTATGAAGAAATAAAAAAAGATGAGCAAAGTAATTAATGAGGAAACTCAAGTAAAACTAGATTTAAAAACTATTGGACTAATTTTAGCAGGTGCTGTTTCTATAGCAGGACTATACTTTACACTTACTGCAGAAATAGAATTAGCAAAAGAACTTCCTAAACCTGAATTGACTAGGACAGAATATGACCTTAAAGATCAATTAATAAGAGAGACAATAGAAAACACTGCAGAACAAGTCCAAGAAAACTCAGAAAAATTAGATAGAATTGATGAAAAATTATATGAAATCATACAAAAATGAAACAGATATTTGTCCTGATTGCACTATTTGTATTTGTCACAGCTAGTAGTCAAGAATACACAGTATTGCATATAAATAGTGGGTGGAATTATAAAAATGACTATAAACACCTAGATAAAATAAAAGGCGCAAAGATTGTAACTGCTTTATTAGAAGATCAAAAATCAAGTATAAAACAGCAAATTAAGTCTGTACCTGTTATATTTTTGTATAAAGATAGAAGCTTAATTGGTAGGTGGGATGGTGGTATTTCACTTGAAATAGATGTACCTGTGGAGGAAATACAATCAGTTATAAATAAACAAGCTAGAATTAGAAGAGTAACTACAAATTAATAGATAATGATAAGCCCTCATATATCTGAAAAAGAAGCAACTAAAAGTGTTACTGCTTTAAGATTGGGTATTGACAATACACCTAATGGCGACTCAATAAGTAATATGAAGCTTATTGCTGAAAAAGTATTTGAGCCGCTTAGAGAATGGGTAGGCGGTCCAATAAAAATAAATTCATTTTATAGAAGCACAGCTTTAAATGAAGCTATCGGTGGCAGTGGTCGATCACAGCATTGTCAGGGTAGAGCTTTAGATCTTGACGACATCTATGGTCACAAATCAAATAAAGAAATGTTTGATTATATAAAAGACAACTTAGACTTTGATCAAATGATATGGGAATTTGGTAACGAAGATAATCCAGACTGGGTACACGTTTCTTATGTCAGCGAAGAAAAAAACAGAAATAAAATATTAAAAGCTGTAAGAGACGATGGTAAAACAAAATATATTGATATTACAAATGTCTAATGAAAATATCTATAATTAATAGAGCTGACGTAGGCTTACTTGTAGGTTTTTCATATTTTAAGAAAGACTTTGAAACAGATTTTAATGAACTCAATATATACTTGTTTTTTATAGTAATACATATAAAATGGTGGTAATATGAGTAAAAAGAAATTTGGAGAAACTACAGTTGGTAAAATGCTGCTTGGAGCAGCAGGACTTATAAATCCTACGCTAGGCAACGTTCTACAAGGGGTCACAAGTCCTAAAGAAGCTATAGCTGAAATAGGTAAATCTAAAATATCAAATGAAGATAAAATTAAACTTCAACAATTAATATACGATCAACAAAACAAAGAAATAGAAGCCATAACAAGTAGATGGCAAGCTGACGCCAATAGCGACAGCTGGCTAAGTAAAAACGTTAGACCGCTTGTACTTGTATGGTGTATAGTTATATTCTCATTTGCAGGTATACTTGATAGTGTAGAAAGCGTTCCTTTTCATATTGGAGAACTTTGGAATGATACATTTGAGAAAGTTATGATGGCAGTTGTTCTTGCATATTTTGGTGGTCGTACAACAGAAAAAGCTACAAGTATATTTAAGAAATAGTGGCAAGAATAGGTTACGTTCATAGATATAAGAATAAGAAAAAAAGACCAGGTGTGCATTCTAAAAACGCTTCACGCAACCAAATAGGTTATAAAAAGAAATATATAGGTCAAGGTATAAAAAGATAATTATCGTACTTAAATACTTAACATTCGAGCAGTTTGATTGTCCATATTCCAGATATGAAGATACAGGATACAAGTATATGGATAGAGAGTTTTTATTTATGTTAGATCAAGCTAGACATCTATGCAAAATAAAATTTAAGATTGTAAAAGGTTATGTATCACCAGACGGTCAAACTAGGAAAAATGAACTCAATAGGTCATCACATTTGATTGGTAGAGCCTGTGAAATATTTTGTAAAAATAGTTACAAAAGATATAGAATTATGACAGCTTTACTTGAAGTTGGATTTACAAGAATAGGCTTTGCAGACGATAGAATTTATGTAGATAATGATGATTTAAAGCCTGACGCTATATGGCATTTTAGGGTAACAAATAAAAAATTCTATATAAGCCCTATATAATATATTATATAATAAGTAAATAAATTATATTATATATATAATATAATATATTATATTACAACGCCTTAAAAGCGTTGTAATAAAAAAATTATATATTTGATTATGGAAATAAATAATCAACAATATATGGATGATTATATTAAGGTAGCTAAATCACTAGACAAAGCCTGGTGTTTTACCGATAAAGAAATAAACGAGTTAAAGGGATGTTTAGTAAGGATAGCATTTTATGTAGAAAAAAACTCTTAATAGTTTGTTAATTAAATTTTTTTATTATATTCGCCTTTATGAAATCACTTATTACAAAACTGGTTGCTATACAAACAAAACTTAAAGCACCCAAAAATCAGAAAAACAAGTTCGGTAATTACAATTATAGATCTTGTGAAGATATCTTGGAATCTGTAAAGCCACTCTTAAACGCAGAAGGTTTAGTTGTAACTTTGACAGACAAGATAAACAATGATCCACTGTATTGTGAAGCTACTGCTACTATTACAGATGGTGACGAATCATTAAGCGTAACAGCACAAGCTGGTATCAACACACAAAAAAAAGGTATGGATGTTGCACAAACTTATGGTGCATCATCTAGCTATGCAAGAAAGTATGCCTTAAATGGTTTGTTCTTGATCGATGATACTAAAGACGCTGATGCGACCAATGATCACGGTAAGACTCCAGCAAAAAAGGAGATGCTTACGCCTAAACATCCAAACTTTAATAAAGTAAAACAATATTTAAGTTCTGGAGGAAGTGTAGATAATGTATATGATAAATATACAGTATCTGACGCTGCTATGTCTCAATTAATTAATTCTTAACTTATGGCAACAATCGCAAGTATATCACTAGATGTAAAAAAAATAGACAAATCTAAATTAAAAGATGGAAGATATTTGAATCTTGACTTATCAATTAGAGATGAGTTAAATCAATATGGTCAAAACGTTTCAGTCTATTACAACAGAACAAAAGAGGAAAGAGAAAAAGAAGTACCTAAAGATTATTTAGGTAATGGTAAAGTTGTATGGACAGATGGTAATATATCTACTGGAAAAAGCTCTCAACAAGAGCTAGTAGATTTTTAGTTTTTTGTTTTGTTTTAAGGGTGGGCAGAAATGTCCGCCCTTTTTTTTTACCTATATGAATCTAGAAGACAAATTTAACAATCTAACCAAAAAAGTATACATTGATCCTAATGAAAGAGTTGAGTATCCTCCAGTTGCTATATCTTATGGCTATTATAAAAGTGGTGAAAATTACTATCCTGTCCCTATTGGCACTTATGGTAATTTTTCTTTTATACAAGCGGCTCCAAAATCCAAAAAAACCTTTTTAGTTTCTATGCTGTGTTCTTGTTATTTAGCAGGACAAACTAAATTTACAGGTGATTTATTAGGACATAAAGGAGAACTAAACCTAGTACATTTTGATACAGAGCAGGGTAAGTTCCACGCACAAAAAGTATTTCAAAGAGTAATCAATATGGCAGAAACTGATAACTCTTATTACGATACTTATGGGTTACGAACATTAAGTATTGAAGATAGGAACTTGTTTATAGAATTGTATTTAGAAAAAAACTACGACAAGACAGGTGTTATGATTATTGATGGTGTAGCTGATTTAGTATCTGATGTAAATGACATCAAAGAATCAAACGACATTGTACAAAAGATAATGTACTGGACAGAGAAATATAATATACATATCGTGTGTGTAATACATAGTAATTATAATTCTGACAAACCAACAGGGCATTTAGGTTCTTCATTAGAAAAAAAAACCGAAACCCAAATTAAATTACAACTCAACGAAGACGATGAAAATATTGTACAGGTATCTTGTAAAAGAAGCAGAAGCGTACCGTTTGAAGATTTTAGCTTTGAAGTATGCAGAGATGGTTACCCAAGAATAATAGACAAAATAGACTCACTACTAAACATCAAAAATGGAAATAAAACTTAATTATACGATAAGACCAAAAGCACACCAATCTGTAAGGTTATCAAAAAAAGGTTACACTTATACACCAAAAAATGTAAAGCTTTATAAAAATGAGATAGCAAAACAAACTTTGTCACAACTCCCTAAAGACTTTCAGATCATTAAACATAGTACGCCAATATATGTAGATTATCTACATTACATTTATAAATATCCAGCAAGGTGGACTAAAGATCAAAAAAGTAAATTTACATATAGAGTTTCTAGTCCTGATCTTCTTGACAATATCAACAAAGCATTTATGGATGCTTTGGAAGGTATTGTTTTTGAGAACGATATGAGTATCTGTTATGTAAAAGATTTACGCAAGTATTATGGTGAAAAATATGAAATTAAAATAAAATTAGTATATTAAGGGTATGGATAGAAAAAAAATACCAGTATACTCAGGTGTTTTAAAATATTTTCCCGACGCTATAAAAGAGGTAGCCAGATGTAGCTACCAAGGTAACCAACAACATAATCCAAATACAAAACTACATTGGGACAGATCAAAATCAGGTGATGAGCTTGACGCTTTGTTAAGACACTTACTTGACGCAGGTTCTTTTGACAGTGATGGTATTAGGCATTCAGCTAAAGTAGCTTGGAGAGCTTTAGCTAATTTGCAAAAAGAAATCGAAAATGATACTCAAAGAACTGTCTAAAAGAAATGATGAATGGATTAAGATAGCATATAGTATTTGCAGGGATAGACATCTCTCAAAAGATCTAGTACAAAAAATGTATATGAGGATAAGAAAATATATTTCTGATCCTGATAAAATAAAAAAAGATGGTAAGATAAATTCACTCTACATTTATGTTACTATTAAGAATCTTTATTACCAACACCAAAACAAAAAAAAGAAAAACATATTCTTAACATATAAGGACTATGATGCTTATGATCAGACTATTGAGCCTTTTGAATATAATACTAATATGACAAGCTCATATGAAGAAGATATTGATGTTCTTAATATGGAAAAAGCAAATGAAATAATAATGAATAACATTGAAAAAGAAATAAAGACTTGGCATTGGTACGATGAAAAGCTATTTAGACTATATTATTTCACTGACAAAAGTCTAAGACAAATAGCCAGTGAAACTCAAATATCTTTGACAAGCATTTATAATTCTTGTAAAAATTATAGAGAAATTATATCTACTAAATTTGGAGAAGATATAGCAGATTTTTTTAACAAAGATTACGATAAAATTAAATAATATGAAAGAACCAAAAGACAAAAGAACAAAAGCATATAAAGATTGGAAGAAAAACTTTGATGCTAAAAATCAAAACAAGTCCAAAGGACTTGGTGATGATATAGAAAAAATAACAGAAGCAACTGGTATTAAGAAAGCTGTAAAGTGGGCATTCGGTGAAGACTGTGGATGTGAAGAAAGAAAAGCAAAACTTAATAGTTTGTTCAAGTATAGACGTCCAGAGTGTTTAACAGAAGATGAATTTAATTATTTAGATATGGTGTTCAACACAAAAGGTAGTGTTATATCTGCCGATAAAGTATCTAAATTAATAAACATTTATAACAGAGTTTTTGATGCACATCAAAGAGGTACTAGTTGTAGCTCTTGCTTTATTTCAAATGTTTACAATCCCCTTAAAATATTATATGATAACTATTAAAAGTGAAAAAGGTTTATTTGATTACTTAAAGCTTTATCATTTTCCTGATCTTGTAAAATCAAAAGATAAGTTATCTAAATGGGATTGTTATTCTGAAATATGGGGATATCGTATAGAACTAAAATGCAGAAAGAAACATTACGATACACTGCTAATTGAAAAAAGTAAATATGATTATTTAGTATCAGAATGTTTTGGTGCTAGTGAAACACCTCTATATATATGCAGTACACCAAAAGGTATATATTGTTATAATTTATTTTTATCTGAACCAGAGTGGGAAGTTAATTGTAAAAATCCAGCAACAACAAACTTTGAAAATACCAATAGAGTAAATAAGATTGTTGCATATATTCATATAGATAAAGCAAAAAAATTACTATGAAAACAATAACACTACTTGATGGATCTGTTTGGAGTGTAGATGAAATTATAGATAAAATGTATGACAATGTATTTTATTATGGATATTTAGGTGTCAATGCTTTATCCTCTTCTTCTTGTAAAAAGTTATGTGAAAGCGTAGAGGATTACCTATTTGAGGATAATAAATTTAGTCCTGATATAAAACCGTTAAGAGACGGTAGACTATTTCACGTTACTATATTAGAAGCTGATAAGATGCAAGACTACTATGATTTTATAGATGTGCCAACAAGAAGAAGCGCGGACTTCAAGCAACTCAAAAGGGTCAGTAAGAAAGAGGTTATGACTGTTAAAGAAAAATTATGGGCAGAAGATTTGAAAATGCACATTCTTAAACACAGTAGGGCAAGTGATCTTATTTTAAATGGTAAGCCTGAAGTACCAAACATAAATTATATTTTTGGATTACCTTTTAGAGGTAAAGCAGATTTATTATGTTCTGATCGTGTTGTTGATATTAAAACAACTGGCGATATAGCAAATTGGGATTATAATAAATATTTTTATGGATATGATATTCAAGCTTATCTTTATATGAAACTATTTGATAAAGATACTTTTGAATTTATAGTAATAGATAAAAAAACAAAGAAGGTAATAACAGATGAAGCGTCAGATGATTTTCTTAGGTCAGGAAAACGAAAGGTTGAAACAGCAGTTAATAACTATGTCAAATACTTTGGAATTTAAACACCCTCTGACTAAGTTGTATTTTGAATACACAATTACGGATATTACCGAAGGATCAAGTATTGCACAATGTGAAAAATCATTAAGGTTTTTTGAGCAACTAGAATTATATGAAGAGTGTCAAGGAATTTATTTAGCTATTAAATACGCAAAATTTTTTATAAGTTTGTCAAAAATAAATTATGACTATGAAGTTAATTGACATACAAAAGTTTATTGAAGAGTTTACCGAACTTGATATTACTAAAAAAACTAGACAAAGACCGTATGTTTATGCTAGGTCAATATATTTTCATCTAGCAAGAAAGCATACTTTTTGTGGTTTAGAAAAGATTGCAGAGTCTATGGGAGCTCATCATACAAACGTTTTACATTGTCTTAATAAAGTTGTACCGCATATTTTAAAACACGATAAAAAACTTGCAAACCTATGTACTAACTTTGAACAGATATATAGTGACTCATTAAAAAACTCTACAACAAGAAGACAAGATCTAATAGCAGAAAACTCAAAACTAAAATCTGAACTACTTAAATATAAACAAAACAGATTAATAAACTTAATAGGGTCAATCCCAGAAAGTGAAGAACAATACGCTTATGACAAAATAGAATTTATGATAAAAATTATGAATGCAAGGAAGAGCGTCAAACAAGACTGTTGAAAAGAAAAAGATTGCTCCTGAATATAATTTAGATGCTATCTCCTGGTGTATAAATAATGGTTATAAATTATATCCTAAACCTATTGGTAAAAACTTTGTAATAATATTAGAGTATAAAGGTACAAAAGCAGAAAGCGAAAAGATGTATACAAAAACTAATTGGAGTGATAAGATCTGGCAAACATATGAACATATATACAAAACTAAATGCCTAGAAAGAAAACAGTAAGAAAGTATATGAAATCTACAGATGGTAGAAAGAATAATGGTCAGAAGCCAGGAGACGCCATTTTAAGGCGTTCTCTGGCGACTTCTAGTAAAATGAATGTCGCTAAACGCAATAGGTCAAAAGTATTAGCCACAGACGCTATAAGACAGGTCTATGGGTCTGAACAAGAGTTTTGGAAACTAATAGCTGAAAATGCAAGGGAATCACAGTTTGACCGTAAGATGATAGTAGAGTATGTTTATGGGAAGCCAAAAGATTATGTAGATCTAGGTGGTAATGCAGAAAAGGTAGATATATCCATAATGAATTTCTTTGAGGGTAGTAAAGAGAAAACAATAGATATAGATGAAACCACCGAAGCTGAATAGCAAGTACCAAGCATTTGGAAATCAATCAAGATATTTTTTAGTTACTGGTGGTCGTGGTAGCGGTAAGTCATTTGCAGTAAATGTATTTCTTTTATTGCTCACTTATGAAAGAGGTCACAAGATATTGTTTACGAGATACACAATGGTATCTGCCGCATCTTCCATTATACCAGAATTTATAGAAAAGTTAGAACTAATGGGTGTGGTCGAAGACTTTAGAATAACTAAAGACGAAATCACAAATATAAAAACAAAGTCAAGTATATTATTTAAAGGCATAAGAACTGCATCAGGAAACCAGACTGCAGCACTCAAATCATTAAACGCAATAACCACGTTTGTATTAGACGAAGCTGAGGAGCTTACAAATGAAGACGACTTTGATAAAATAGATCAATCTGTAAGGGTGAAGAATAAACTCAATAGGGTAATTCTAATTCTAAATCCAACAACAAAAGAGCATTGGATTTATGGTAGGTTCTTTCAAAACAGAGATATACCTGAAGGATTCAATGGCATCAGGCAAAGCATCACCTACATACACACAACTTACATAGACAACAAAGATCATTTGTCTATATCATTTCTAAATCAAATACAAGATATTAGAAGGAGAAGACCAGAGAAATATACACATCAAATTATGGGAGCCTGGTTGGAGAAGCAAGAAGGTGTAATATTTAGAAACTGGAGGATAGGTGACTTTAATGAAAACTACGATATTTATTATGGTCAAGACTTTGGATTTAGTATTGATCCGACTGTTCTAACTAAACTCAGTATAGATAAAAAGGGTAGGCGTATCTTCTGTAAAGTTATGTATTGTAAGGCAGGACTTTCTACATCGCAGATAGCAGACTTTAATATAAGATATGCAGGACCACAATTAATAATATCAGACAACTCTGAGCCGAGACTTATAAAAGAAGTCAAGGCGAAGGGAGTGAACATAAGACCGACCATTAAACGCAGTGGGTCTATTCTATCTGGTATTGCATTACTTCAGGACTTTGATTTGATAATAGATCCTGACTCCACGGATCTTGTCAAAGAATTAAATAATTATGTTTGGGCAACCAAAGGTCAAACAAAACCTGTTGATAAATTCAACCACTGCATCGACTCAATCCGCTACGCAGCTCAATACGCTTTAGAAGGATTTAACAAAGGCACTTACTCTATTCGTTAAACGCAGTAGGGTAATCATTAAACGCAGTAGGTTTATCGTTAAACGCAGTAGGTTTATCGTTAAACGCAGTAGGTCAAGCAGATACACAAAAAAATAATTCACATTTTATACA